ACCCCGAGAAAGTTGATCCTTGCAGATCAATTTGGGTTGCATTGATAACGGTAATAACCCAATTCCCCCCTGCTGGGACGCCACCTACATCCTGCACTGTCACCATCTGATTAGTGATCATGCCATTTGTAGTGTTTAGGATCAAGCGAATAAGACCAGAGCCGTTATTAGCAGCGTACACAACATTCCGATATGTGACAGCATTAGGATCAGTTCCGGGCTTTTGATTGGTTCCATAAGGGGCCTCACCAGTGGTCTGCGTGACACGGTTCTGGGAGTCCTGCGTAATACGATTGTTGCCACCGACAATAGGAATATTTGTGATCGGATCGACTGTGTTTTGACCAGATGTGAACCGATTATTGGTTTCCTGTGTAGCGTAATCCGGTGTGCGCGGGTTGATGATCGGCACGGGATCGGCAGGAACGATAATCGCCCTCAACTGTTCTTGGGGAACATCATTGCATGTGTCGCACACCAAGAGACGCTTGTTGATGAGAGACGCGCCAGCCCAATCATACTGCCAACTGAGTTGGTAGTGATTGTAAGTGAACGAGCAACGGTCGCAGATTGCAAACGCCCTTGGGTTGCTTGCATCTACTCTGGCGCGTCCTGATCTCGATGCGTAACCCATAGTTATTCCTTATCTGAAATAACCGCTAAGCATGGGTGAGATATACTGAGCGGCCTGTTCAACATTTTGATTCGCCGCAATGTCATACGCCTCATCCGCCATAGGTTTAAGCAATGGTACGGCAGAAGGATTCCATACCTGAGCAAGACGCTGAGCAAGTCCATACGCGAACGCTTCCAACCAAAGATAGGGTATTTCGACAGTTTGACCGCCCTGCAAGTTTGAATCTTGCAACTGTCGAACCCTATAGTATTTCAGGGTAGTCGGACCCTGAACCGTGTTTGGCACCGGCCAAATCGTGACAGAAGGACCGGCTGACCCACTAGAACGATCAGAGCTGATCAATCTGTCAAACCAATAGACGGTTGGGAAGCCGATCTGCTGCTTGTTGGGGTAGCTGGAGTATTCCGTCCTGCTGATCGGCAGGATGATCCTATCAGTGTTTACGCCAGAGTTGGCAGACTGGATGTAAGCATCCAAGATCATGACAGTGCTAGGGTCAACTGCGTAGGTGCTCTGGCCCGTCACTAGAGGCGTTGTGATAAGATCGACAGCCCACAGATTGACACCTTGGTTAGACCAACGCGCCAACATCATGTTTGATGCCAGTCGCGCTGACTCCATATGCTCCTGAAGCACCGCCGTGTTGCGAATCCCGATGAGATTGAACGCATAGAGCGTCATCTCGCCAAGTGAGGGATTGAACGTGTATGTGCCGCTAGTAGTCATCTAGACCGCCTTACAGGGTGCCGTCGTTCTTGACCAAATAACCGCCCGCAAAGGCGCTTACAGCACCATTGATTCCGCCGCTGTTGGTTTTGGCCTGCCATTGTAGGTCGCAACCACCGGAATAGGGAATTGGAACAGTAAACGGCACGTTGAAAAATCCCGTTGAAAACGGAGATATTTGCGCTTGTTGGCTGTTCTGATTATGCGGGATTGAATACCCGTTCAGAACAAGGGTTGAAGGAAGATTATAGAACTCTTGCGTTTGGAAAAGCACCGCTTGGTTCGCCAAGGTGCTATTTGCCTGCACAAAGGTATTATAAAACGTATACCCATTCGGGACAGTATAGACAGCCATCTGGGTTTGACCATATCCCGGATTGATTTGGCCATACACTGTGGTGCTAACCTTGGCGGTGATCGTGCCAACATTTGAAAAGTTGGTGCAATAAAGGCCGTTGACGCGAAGGTAAGAGTTGACGGTTGTTACGGCGGACGTGCCTGTCAGGGTAATTGTTTCCGAGAGCAGGTTGAACCCGCTATCAAGGCCGGAAACGAAAAGGATGCCAGTGTCAGAGGCGCTGCTGCTCACAATCGTGAGGGCGGAGGCGGTAGACAGATACGTGTAGTTGTTCTGCGTAGCGTTGTTCGCGCCTTCCCAAATTGTTTGGGGCGTCGTCGTGTTGCCGATACCGCTCGTATATCCAAAGATAGCGACTGCTTGATGGAAGGTAATCTGTCCGCGACCAACTTGAAGATCAAACGGCTCATTACGTCCAGTGCGAGTGATGGACTGGTTAACAACGCCGGTAGTGGTGAAAGCAGACATTCTTAACTCCTCTTGCCAGCGCGAGCGGCGGCGATGTTGTCAACGGCGTTAGGGTAAGGACGCCCAGCGGCTCTTGCCCTTGCTTTGGCTGACTGAATTTGTTTGCGATCAAGATGCTTGTGTTTAGCATCTTTTGGCGCATCCTTCTCCCAGAAAGGCTTGTCCATATCAACAGTCCCACTTTCTGAGCGATTTGTTGATCCGACTATCGGGATCAGCAGCCTTTGCAGAGCCAGTAAGCTTACGCTTCATCCCGGTCATCCTAGCACAGAAGCTGTCCTTTCGCGAACCCCCTTCTGGCTGGGGACGCTTGATATTGTGGCCTTCAGCCTTCAATGAGGCCCGACCTTTGGCGTTCAAGCCGCCTTCAGGGTTTTTGCCTTCTTTGCGTGTCCATGCACCAGACATGCGGCCCTCCTGTGAAAACGGGGGCACTTGGCCCCCGTAATGTAGTCATTAATCACCGAAGCGATTATTCGAGATTGCCGCTCACGTTACGGCCCTTGGGGGGTGTACCGTTGTGGGCAGACGACAGCGGGTTCATGTTCGAACCCGTGCGGCCACCCGACTTGCGCGGCGCGCGGCCCATATTGGACTTGGCATGTTCACCGTGAACCTTGCCGCCCTCAGTCTTGGCGCGACCACCATGCTTCCGAGCCTTAGCTTCACCTTCGACGTTAGACTCGTAGGTGTAGCTCTTGCTCTTCTGCTTAGCGTCTTCCGCCATTTCATTGACACCACCGGAAGCGCGATGCTTACGGCCATGATGTGCAGCTTTATGACCCTTCATAACATCCTCCTATCAGGACGCGAGATTGATGCCCTGAATGTAGAACACCGTGAGGGTGCCAACACCAGAACCAGTATTTGCCGAAGTAACCAGAACTTGAACGTCTTGCGGCCCATTCGGTTGGAATGTGGCGTTGCTGACGTTGTCCCAGTTAGCAATCTGCGTTGCACCCGTGCCCGGAAGAATGGTGAGCTGACCCAGCGCCGAAGCAGTGACCGCTTGAGTGGCAGTGAACGCGGTAGCCGCGCCAGTACCCGCAGTGGCCCCAATTTCGAGCGTAGAAGCAACGCCAGTCCAAGCCGTCGTCACCATCAAATAGATGTCGGTGATTTGGCTTTGAGCCGGAATGGTGATGCGAGTTCCACCGGAAGCCTGCGTCACAACGGCACTCTGGGCCATCTGAACATAACCAATGTTCTGAGTGCCAGTCGTGCCACCGAGAGATGCCAGATTGCCAGTTCCGTCACTTTCGATGACGCCGCCAGCAAGCAAAGGTCCGGTGAAGGCGGTGCCCGGTTGAACCGGGCTCCCATTAGCGTTCGGGTAAAAACCCGGATTGATGTCGTTAATGACCGTAGCCATCGGTTATCCTTTCGGAGTTAAGACTACCACTCTTTGGAAAAACCCAACCAAATCAAGAGGTTGGGAAGGAACCAAAGATACTCCTCCAATTGTAGTAACCAAAACTGTAACGTTCGTAACCCTTAACCAAAAGGTTATCGGTCACAAAATCGACCTGCATATCGGTTTCAAACTTCACTCGCTCCATATAGCTCAGGCCGTCGATGTTCGTCAGCAGGAACCAAGCGTAAGCGGAGGTGAGGAAGTCGTTGACCATATACGACTCAGGAAGACCGCCAGCGGTCATCATGATCGCATTCACGTCGTTGTCCGCAGTGCCGGGACGCAGTTCCGTCTTCGTCAGACGAATAGCAACCGGCTCAAGCTGCGGAGGAACGATGAGCTTGCGAGCGCGCGCGAACACCTTCAGGCCAGCTTGATCCTTGAAGTTCGTGCGCACAGCGATCATGCTGTTCAGCAAGGTGGCTTCGTTCAGATCAACCTGAGTGGTGGGCTGATTCGCAATCGTGCCACCGTCAATCGGGTGAGACGCAGAGCAAAGAGCCTGACCGTCACCGCCGATAGACGCATTATACGTCTGGGCAGTGTTCAGGATGTTGGCACCGTAGATTTCCTTCGTTTGCTGGAAGGACTCGATAAGGCCAAGGTTGCTGGGCGCAAACTGGGTCTTGTAGAGGTTGTCATCTACGGCTTTGCGGGTGATCGCGTAGCCGAGAGCAATTTCAGTGTGCTCTTGGTTGTACACGAAGCGTTCGCCAGCGGAGTTGTCAAAAGCGGTCTGGCCGCCTTCGGTCTTCAACTGGGCAAGACCCAAGAAGCGCATTTCCGCAGTGCGCTCAAGCGCCATTTTGGAATCATGCTTCGTGAAAATCTTGTCGTATTGAGATGGAATCATCTCGTACTTGCCTTCAACTCCACGCAGTCCGGGGAGCAGAAGGTCTTTGATGGCAGAAAGATTGACAGCCATAGTACCCTACTCCTTAGACGCCGGTGAAGTTGCGGGTGGCAACATTGTTGAAGGCGACAATAGCCCAATCGTAAGCTTGGCCGTTCGCGTAAGCGCCCGGAAAGCCTGCGGTGGCTGGCTGAT